GGCTGCTGTTTCTGTGCTCCAGCCAAACACCCTGGGAGACTTCGATCGTTCTGACTTTGGATTTTAAGCGATGCCAATTTTCTACAATGACAGAACAGATGATCCCCTCGTATTTGACAGCCAGCCACTAATCACTGGAGTCAATACGTACGGACGGTCTTCAACCCTGGCCGCCACAATCGCCTCTAAGCTCGAGAACGTTGAGCTCGGGGTAAATGGCATTACCCGATCCCGCCGGGGCTGTCACCGCATCGATGCGACCACCTACACGACGATCCACGCAATCATAACCCTACGCATCAGCACGTGGGATTATGGCATCATGATTTTTGCGGATGGGCACATCTACCTTCACAGTGTTACTGCTTCAGGGAAGCTGATTGACAGCGCACATATCGTTGGCAATTACGATCCCAATGCAGACCCTAAGAATTGCTCGGTCACAGAGATCGCTGGGGTGGTCTACTTCAGTGATGGCAGCGGAGACATTCTGGCAGTAAGGAAGCTTGGCGATGAAGGCATCCTGGTAGACGCAGACGGCAACAGCATCTGGGACGATGTAAGTTCTCTCATATCCTATGACATTGCGGTCGAGATTGCGGACCCGGACAGCCCGGAAAACACAAGAGCTCTTACAGCGCATCGCTTCCGGTTATTCTGTGCGACCGGCATAGACACTCTCCACGTATCACAGATCCTACCGGAGATCGGAGGGACTACTCTCTCAGATGTTACTGACGACGACTCTGCTACGTCATCCGAAACATTTGAGACGACCAGTGGAGACAATGCATTCAACAAGGAGGCACTAGCATCCATCCGCATTGGCAAAGGTGATAGCGATGCTATTCGTGCGCTTGTTCCCTTCACTGACTTCCGGCTGGCAGTGCTGAAAGAGAATTCGATCTACGTGGTTGACGCCAACCCAGCAGTGACCAACCCGGCAAACTTCACTGTTCAACTTGTCAGTGACAAGGTGGGCTGCCTGGCCGAGAAGAGTGCGGTGCGTGTCGGTGACGATATCATGTTCCTCTCACGTGATGGCGTAAGGACACTTGGCCGAGCATTCCAACAGGATCAGATGGCGACCAGTGATCCCATAAGCCTTCCGATACATGATGTGATCGAAAGCATTAACTGGGGATCCGCGACCAAGGCTTGTGCAACGTTTTGGAGAGGGCGATACATACTGGCTGTTCCAACAGGCTCGAGCACGGATAACAATACTGTTCTGGTCTATAACACTGAGGTCAAACAGTGGGCCGGAGTGTGGACCGGGCTTAAGCCAACCCAGTTTGATGTTTGGGAGCCCCTTAACGATCGGCGCTCACTGGTCTTTGCAGATAAGACCAACAACAACATCGTTCAACTTCGCGATCACATTGAAGAGGACGCTACGGTGCCGGATGATTACGCAGACGATCTTGATGGCACAAAGACCACGGTGCCCTTCGAGATCCTTACTCGAGCAATGTCCTTCAACGATCCCGTATCCCCAAAGACGTGCGATCACATGGAGGTAGAGTTTTTCAAGTCCAAGGCCAGGGTGAACATCACACTTGTTCCTGATGGTGGAGACGAAGTCATCCTTGATAGCGGAAACCTCGTAGACACTGGCACCGGGGATCTCACGTTGGACTTTGTACTGCCTGATGTACTGGGCCGGCCTGGGGTGGTTCGCCACAACATGAGTCTGCTTGGAAATAACCAGGGCAGAGAGTTCCAGGTAAGAATCGTAAACTCGAGTGACAATCAAATTACTGAAGCCGGGTTAACCTTGGGCGATCAAAGATACATCGCGTTAAGAAACGTAAACCTGGGCGCGTTCGTAGAGACAATGGAAAGCCAACTGTGACGATCGAGGACGTTATAGAATTTGCGAAGAAAAATGGCCGAGGAAACTTATTCACATATTGGACGGAAGATGAGATTAGGCAGCACCTATGCCTCCATCACAGGAATGGGACACTTGTCGTCGCGTCAGAAGACGGACAGATCAAGGGGCTTCTCATCTATCGGAGGATTAAAGAATTTGATGGGAATGTGCTTCCGCATTTTTGGAAGGAAAATGAGCCCACTGGGAAACACGTCTACATACATGAACTATGCAGTGCCCATGAGCACGGCAACCTCACGCTATTTGCAAACTTTCAAAACATTAACAGGGACGCGCCAGAGTTGACTTACTGGGCTCACAGGCAGCTCAAGCTAACGCGCTATAGATACAAAGACTTTAGGAGATTGATGACATGTCGAAACCGAAACCACCAGAACCACCAGACGTAGCAGCCGCAACAGCAGCCGGCGTGAAGGCTGAAGTAGATAGCTTTCCGCTAATCAAGCAGATCGAGGCCGCTGCCAAGATGGGGACTACGGTCACGATTACTGACCCGGACACGGGTGAGCAGAAGACGTATGACTTCACGGGATTCGGTGACATTGACCAGTCACGCCAGGAGCTCGAGTTCATGGCAGAGTCCGCTCGGACCATTGCCCAAACACAACTGGATATCCAGGAGGAGTTTGGTGAGGACTTTGTTCGGCAATCTCTCGAGCAATTAAAACAGTCTGATCCTACCGGGTTTGAGATCCGCGAAGCCATGGGTGAGATGGTTAAAGACGACCTGGAGGCCGGGTATGGGATTGGAGAAGGATTGCGTAATCAAATCACTCAAGGCGTACGTGGAGGCCAGGCTGCGCGGGGCAACGTCTTTGGTGATGCTAACGTAGCAGCCGAGGCATTTGCTGTAGGTGACGCAGCAATTCGTCTAAGGCAGCAACGCTTGGCAAACGCATCGAGTTTCCTCGCCGGCATAACTCCAGTTGCTCAGTTCGGCGCCATCAGTGGCGCACAACAAGGTGCAGCCGCATTCAACCCGATGGGCATTCAACAAGGCGCAACCCTGAACCCTAACGCTGGTGCGCTTGGTCAACAATTCGCAATGCAAAGTTATCAACAGCAATCAACGAACGCTTTCAAATCAGCCGAGATGAATCCATTTAATACGATGCTGGGAACCGTGGGAGGCTTGGCGACAGCCGGCCTGGGTGGTGGTGTAGCCAGTGCAATAGGGGGTGGCGCTGGTAAAGGCATAATGGCATTCCTGGGAGGTGGGAAATGAGTTTTCAGGAAGGATGGAGAGCGGGGCTGAATCTGTACAGTCAGATCAAAGCAAACGAACGAGCTGATCGCCAGGAGGAGCGAGCTGATCGCCAAGAGGAGCGTCAAGCCAAGCTCGATAAACGCCAGAAGAAAAGAGACAAAGTCAACCTGGCAGCAGCTAAAACTAAACAGAAGGTAGCCACGCGAGACCTCCGGGAGCAGCAACGTCTCAAACGGGAACAGGCTACCAGTCAGTCCGTGTTGGGCTACTACTATAGCCAGGCCTCTCAGTTCGACTTCGACAAACTCGAGGATGTTGAAGAGTACGAAACACTGTTCTCCCACGCTTACAGTCAGATCAAGGATCCCAAAGTCCTAGCGAATCTGAACATGATCGACAAAAGCTTCCGAGAGAAGGCTGCCTACAAATCCATCCTGGATGACCAGGCTGCTAAGTATAAAGAAAAGCTTAAGCTTAAGGAGGAGGTCCGGGAGATTAACAGAGACCGAGGGACTTCCTACAGCATTGACAATCCAAAGGACAGACAAGAGGTGCTCGCAATTGGTCGCTTCATGCGGATGGAAAAAGACCTTATGGACAAAGGCATTTCGTATGAGGCTGTCGGCATGGATCCCACAAAAGGTAAATTAACTCCTGACGAGTTTATAAAAGCTCGAGCTTTGTTTAATGGTGAGCTAGCAAAGCAGCAGCAGCTAAAGACTGCTTCTGCATCAGCGGCACAGACGATGGAGGTCTCGAGGTTGGTTGATCAGGCGTTAAAAGATGGGCAACCCATTGCAGACGTAATGACTCTTACCGGATTAGGTAAGGATCTAAGCGTAGCTGAAGGCCAGGAGCTTGATGGCGCCTTTGCGGCTATTGAGTTGACTCGCAATGTGGAGGACAGGCTGGAGGATCTTGATCTTCCTACTGGAAAATTCCTGGGCAACGCAGTTGCAACCCTTAACGAAGTGCTGCAAACCGATGCCGGCGCTGACTCTGAGGCTTTCAAAGCTGCTGTAACTCAGCTCATCCCTAAATATGCTCGAGGCATCATGGGAGAGGTTGGCGTGTTAACCAACGAGGACATTAAAAACTACGCAGCAACAGTTGCTTCCCTGGACAACTCCCCTGGATCGAATAAGAAGATTATGGCTGTCACAAAAGTGTTCATCCATAACGCGCTAAGAAACAAGGTCAGACGATTAGTCGGAGAGTCCAAAAACGTTAAGGGATATGCGGCCCAGTATGCATCCTTTGCTGCCAGGAACACGCCGGTGATCGCTTACCTAAGTGTCGATCAAATGGAGAGAAAGATGGCCAGTGATTTTGGCAAAGATCTAAACATTGGCGATACCTATACCTTCTGGAATGGGAACAGCATGGTCACAAGGACGCTAGAGAAAGACCCAACCCAACCCCAACAATCCCCTAAAAACTAATGGCTGAAAGATTGACTCTTGATCAGATCCTTGGCGCCAGTGGTGGAGCGGAGGAAGCCGGACGCATTCAACTCGATGCGATTGAAAGCGCCTCTGCTCCCGTGACTGAGGAGCGCATTCCTGTTGACCAGATTGTCAACCGGTATGACCCGGCTGATCCCGAGACTTTATACTATGCAGTCCGGGAAGATCCGAGCAGAGACCTTACAGATGAACAGGTTGATGCTTACCTTTCATACGCTAACAACAAGGACTTTGATTTCGGCGGCCTGACCACTGCTGCGACTGAGGCTGTCCCGTTTATTCTCGGGGAGATTAAGGCCGGCGCAGCAGAAGGTATAGAATCCTTTAAAGAAGGCCGGCCTGGTGACGCCGGGTTGGCGCTCGGAGAAGGTAGCTTACGTGCAGCATACGACACCTTAATCTTGGCCAGGATGATTGAGTTCAAGCAGACCTTGAGCGGGTATCGCAATGTCGCGCCAAAGGGCTCATGGTGGCAAAGCTTTGACCCTGAGTGGGAGAAAGTCGATTACATAGATCGCCCGGAGGAAGAGAAGAAGCGTGTGCGTCAAGGCTTCAGAGAACTTCAAAAGATGATGGCTGATCGTGAGGATTACCTGTCCGGTAAAGAGACAGCTATCGGTGATTTGGGGTTGGCGCTTTCCGGTGTTCGAGGTGACCCGGCGACTGTGCTGGAAGCTGATGATCTCCGCAACGTGCTACGCGCCGCAATGCCAGCAAAGTTTGCAGAGGCAATGTCATACTTCTCGCCAGCCGAGCCTGTTAACTTGGCAGCCAAGACCGGCACGTTGGCGACAAAGCTCATGAAGAAGCCGGTGATTGATGTTGCTGACGCTACCAGGAAGGCAACTGTCGAGCCCCTGGCAAAGGCAGCGTCAAAGCTGGACGAGGTGACAGAGGAGTCGCAGAAGGCCCCAATCGTTGGTGCTGTCACCAGGCGCGTTCCAGAAATCAAAGATGCTCTTGATGCCATTAACAGGACCACCAAGGCCATCACCAGAGCACTTGATGACACGGGGCAGTCGAACATCTTTATG